TAGGATAATTGACAAAAAAACGCAGTATAGTATAATTAAGGTAATATCCTTACTCAAACAATGAGCGGAACTTGCCAAGAGTTCCGTTTTTATCATATGAAAGCAATTTTACAAAAATTATTACAAAAAAGAGGAATAGAGAGCTTAGAAGAGCTTTCAGAAGAGGAGAAGTCAACCTTCAACGAGTGGGATAAGATTTTATCAAAAGAAAGCCTAGATATAAACGACATAAAGTTATTTTGCGAGAACCAGGTAACCATTATAGAAAGCAAGTGGAGTGATTACGAAGAGAGAAATGATAAAAAAGCCGAGCTAATCCCCTATCATACAGTTTACAGAACCCTATTAAACATACTCACTTCCCCAATAGCAACCAGAGAAGCGTTAGAAAGACAATTGACAGAATTAACTAAATAACGGTCGAGCAACATTCATTAAAAATAAACAATATGCCTAAATCCAAAAAGAATTCAGCGACATCTATCGGAACTCAGATGAGTTCAAAGGTTCAGAATGATGTTGTGAAGATTTCCAGCAAGCACGTGGGTAAAGGCTCAACACAAAATGGTACGAAAAAAGTTAGTATCCCCAGTGGAAGAGCCTAAAGATATACAAGAAGTATCTTCCGAGAAAACTCATCTCTTAGCTCTTTATAAGGAGTTAAAGGATAGGGGAATAAACAGTATCGGCGATCTTGAGAACAAGATTGCAAGATGTGAATAATTAAATTGACCGGAAAAGTCGTTAAACTAAGAAAGTATGCAAAATACACCAACAGTCGTTAATGAGGAATTGACAACTCCTGAGGAGGGCACAACTCCAGAAACAGTTACAGAAGTTATAGAGGAAACTCCTGGAACTGCTCCAAAGCCAGGCGAAAAGACCGATCCTAATCTTCTCTTAGACTCCCTTAAAAAGGAGCGAGAGATACGAAGATTACAGGAAGATAAAATCGCTCAGCTTCAAGAGGAACTTTCACAATTAACCCCCTCTGCTCATTCAGAGGAAGTATACTCCGATGAGGGCAAGGCTCTTTTGAAAGAGATTTCCGACCTTAAAAAAGATTTATCTGGATTGAAGTCAGAGTCTTCTAAGAAAGACGTTATCATAACCAATCCTATTCTAAAGGATAAGTGGGAAGACTTTGAGGACTTCCGTAACAACCCAGAGAATAAAGGAATGAATATGAGAACCGCAGCCAAAGCCTTTCTGATAGAGAATGGACTTTATGACGTTCCTAGAAAAGGTTTGGAAAAACCTACAGGAGGAAATAAAGCTCCTTCTTCCGGTATGACTAGTGAAGACGTAAAAACTCTAAGGGAAACCAACTTCAAGAAGTATCAAGAACTTCTAAGGAAAGGACAACTCCCTAAAATTAGTTAAACCAAGTCGCTGAAATGAGAAAGTTTTACTGAATATGGCTACATTATCCAATTTTGGAGAACAGTTTGCTAGTAAGGTTTTAACCAAGACCTACCAGTCTGCCGTCTTTGAAGGAATTGTTAATAGAGAGTACGAAGGAGAAATCCGAAAGCCAGGTGATAGAGTAAATATCTTGTCTTTCTTAAACACTATGTCATTGTCTGACTATGCAGTCGGAACTGATATGGCGAGCGAGAACATTGTAGACGCTGAAGACCAGTTAGTGGTTGAAAAGCGAAAATACTACAACTTCTCACTAGATAGACTAGAGGACTTGTTCACCTACGCTGGGGATATTCCTGAGAACTTGATACTTGACGCTTCTAAGACTCTTGAGAGAACTATTGACGCTTATGTGTTAGGTAAGTTCGCTGAAGAAGCAAAGGCAGGTAACTGGATTGGTATTGACTTAGTAGTTGTAGGTAACGGACAGACAATGGCTTCCATTGTTACAACCGCCACTGGTGGTACCGTAACCTTAAACGCTACTTCAAACACCTACGAGGGTCAGGTTGGTTCTGTTGAGAACCCAAGAGATGGGGCAACCTATTTCGGTGGTTTTCAGACATCAGACTTGTACAAAGGTTTTAGGGTGCGTTCAACCGCAGCTTTCGTAAGTCCTTGGTACCGAATTTCTGCTGTAACTAGCTCTACTGTCGCTGATTTGACAGAGTGGGACGAGGAAACAACTGGTTCCGACTTTGAGGAAGGATACACACTAAGAGGTCTCTTCGGAGGCGACGGTGTGAACTTCACAAAGTACGGTTCAACTGGAGACGCTTCTCTTCTTACAATGTCTGGCTTGGGTTGGGAAATCCAAGCAGCCGCTCCTACTTCCGTAACCGCAGGTACTATCTATGATCAGGTAACTTTGTTAGCTGAAGCCCTAGATAATAACGAGGTTGAGGCAGAAGGACGACAGTTCACTGTAACCCCAGCTGTTATTACACAGCTTCGTCAGTCATCTGAACTTCAACCTACTGGCATTGCCGAGATTTTCTCTGGTACCGTTCTAAACGGCAGAGTAATGAGAGTTGGAGCATTTGATGTTCACAGTGCAGCGGGTGCGAGAGTATCCACTAGAGCACAACACTCTACTTCTTCAACTACAGGACCTTCAGCCGACCTTGTTCTAAGTCAACCTACTGGTTATCAGCTTGCTGCTAACCACACTGGATTTATGACTTTTGCTGACAAGTGGTCTGAAAGCCGAGTTGTAGACGCAGAGAACCAGTTTGCCAAGAAGTATCAGGGTCTATTCCTCTTCGGAGCGAAAGTACCAAGATACCGAAGGAAATACGGTGCAATTCTTTACGCTTCTCTTTAGAAGTTAATGGGGGAGGTTTCTTGAGCCTCCCCTAAGAATTAGATTTTATATAATGATTTATCTTAAAAGACTTTTTTATAAAATAATCGGAAGAACCCCAGAAGATATGGAGATGGTTCAGTATTGGAAGCGAGAGGCTTTTTGTTCGGCTAAAATAACAACAGACAAGAGTGGAAGTATCATAATGCAATTAGAAGGAGAAAAGTACACATTCCCTACCTATCCAAGGTCTTATTTATTATATGGCTCTTTATCTAAAATTAAGCACGAGATTAAAAATCAGGTTTTCAATGAAAGCTGGAGAAAGCTAGAAGAAGGCGAGGATAAGGAAAAAATAATCAAGGATATAAAAGACACTTTATTCAACAACATAGCGGAGTTAGCGTGGAATATGAGGTTTGATATGCTACCGCCTGAGAGTATGTGTCCTTCTGTAAAAGAGATACATAGAGCTTGGACCAAGATAACCAACAACCCAGACCACTTAATGCTTAGGGATTATCTTTGTCTTATCCTTCAAGAAGATGACGGCTATAGATTTAGAGTTCAGTGGTTAGCTCAGTTTAGGTGGTTCTTTTCAATCAGGTGGTTTTCTAAATCCCTAGATATGTTAGAACACGCAGAGGTTACAGAAGATATGAAAGGCAGGATAAGACTTCTAAAGAGGATACTTCTTCTAGTATTAGAGGATAAGAATGCTCGTGAGCTATTTAATAAGTTATTTAAGGAAATAAACTGGAAAAAGGTCAAGCTAACTAAAGGGGATAAATACCACTTCCGAGGTAAATACTTTAAGGTAGATTATCCTGTACTAGAATACTAATGGCTACCTACTTAATATCTTCTTTTAGAGGTGGGATAAGCGATGAAGCAGACAAGGGTGTTCAGGGTTCTTTTAAGTACGGACACGGATTAGATATTCATTCAAGAGATGATGTCTTAAAATGTGCCTCTTCTGTTGTTGACATAGACTCAACTTCTGGGCTTATCCAGTTCTTTGTTTCCGCAAGGGACGGTTCAACCTATGGCTTTTGTGATAATGGTTCTGTTTATGCTATCGCAGGACACCCGCAAGACCCTGAACTTACCTTTGTTTATAATGATGAAAATGGAAAGATAAGAGGATCTATGGAGTGGGAACTTTCAGACGGAAACAGCTATTTGTATTGGGCTACTGGTACTTCGGTTGCTAGAGCTTTGATGAATGGTTCCTTAGATACTCCTTGGGCTTCAGGAGTAGCTACACAAGACCACAAAACAACTCTTGACCTAGCTGATTGGCATACAATGAAAAACTCCTCAGGATCCGCTATGATCGCCAACTTAAACTTCTTAGCTTCTATAGACTTCGCTGGAAACTTTACTCCTTCGGCTTTGAATGTTCGCCCAGGACACTTAATCAAAACCATAGAGGAGAGAGATGACTACACGATCTTAGGCTCTGAGAGAGTAGATAACTCCGAACAGGGGCATATCTGGTCTTGGATACCAATTGCTACTAATTATGTAGAAAAGAAGCGTATCCCTATAAAGGGCGTAAACTCTCTTATAACAGCCGAACTTCCTCTTTTGCAGGGTGGAAGTGATGGTGAGCTTTTCCTCGCTGATTTCGTCAATTCTACGCCATTAGCGAGCATTCCTGGAGGAGGAAAGACTTTACCAGGCGGAGTAGCTATTGAAAACGACTTAGCTCTGTTTGGGATTTTCGGAGGAACCTATCCAGGCATTTGGAGTTATGGAAGAAGAGGATTAAATCGTCCACAGGCTCTTAATTATCAATACCGACTAACTGATACAGTAGCAGGAAGCTCAGTGTCTACTATCGGGGCGGTGGCAGTGGCTAACGGACAGACGCTTATCTCTTGGGGAACAACTGAGTCAGACTCTTCCAGATATGGAGTTAGTTGTGTATCCTCTACAACTTTAGCGAGTGCCGTTTATGAAGGACTTGAGTTTGACCAACAAAGACCGGAACTTCAAAAAACATTTAATACAGTAAAGTTAATTATGGCTCCCCTTATTTCGGGTTGTTCGGTTTCCGTGAAATATAGAATGAATAAAGCCTCAACAGGTGGAGAAGCAGGTGAGGGGTTTAAGTATGCTTTCTTGGCTGATAACGGAACTACTTACGCAATATCAGGGGAAACAGAGGCTATCTTTAACATCAAAGATAAGGCTAATGTTTACGAGGTCGGATTGGAATTAAATCCGTCAGGTTCAGATACTCCTGAAATCTTGGCTATTGCTACTTATATCGCTGACGAAGTAAATGCTTATGGCTAAAGATGTCTTCAGAAACAGAACAAAAGAATATCCAGTTCATCAGTTTAATGGACAACCTTCGGTTAAAACTCGTCCTATAGTTCAGGCAAATATAGGTATTGGTACGAGAAAGATGACAGTGGCAACAACTGATGATATTCAGAAAGCCTTAGACTCTTTAGAAGAAGCAGGTGGCGGAACTTTAGAACTTCAATCAGGAACTTATCTACCCTCTAGTGATATCTATATCCCTAACTCAACGAGAATTTTAGGAGCTAATAGAGATATCACTCTATTAAAGATGAATGGCTTTCAGTTCATAGCCAAAGGAATAAATATATATACAGACGGGACAATCTCTTCTGTAGGAGGCGGTGGCGTGGTAGTAACAGGATCAAGCACCTCTTGGTTAGCTAACGCAGACGACACCAAGCATATCTTTATAGACAATAGGTGGTATAAAATCGCCGCCGTAACAGGGAATACTACTATAATCTTAGCTGAACCATATAAAGACGCTGCGACTTTCTCAGGAAATTATAGAATAGCCAATATATCTAAAGATATAATCTTAGACAGTCTAACTATTAAAGACTCAACAACCACGGCTTTAGTAGCTCAGGATATAAGTTCTTTTAGAATGGATAACGTCTTATTCCTTTCTAATAACAAAGGTTTTACTATTACTAACTATTCTTTTGCTACCGCTCAGACTGTTACTATTGCAAACTCAACTTCTAATGGATACGAGATAACTAACGGACAGTTCTTTAATGGATTTGAGTTTGGTGCATTTTCAAATGGAGGACACGGTGGAGTATTAAACACAGCTATTCGGGGTGGTTATTCTTTGTGTGCCCACAGTGGAAACACTGGGGACGGAATAAATATGACAGATGTAGACTTCTATGACTTCAAAATAGCTCTTATAGGAAACGGCGGGCAGGGTATGGAAATGGTATCAGGGTGTGATAAGAACTTATTAGATGTCCAAGCTATCGGGAATGTATCAGACGGAGTTAAACTAACCGCAACCAGCGACCAAAACCGAATAATGGGTATAACTCAAGGAAATGGAGGATATGGAGTGAATATCGCCGCCTCAACAGATGATGATAACGTCATCTTAGCACCTATAGGTGGAGGAAACTCAAGCGGAGATGTGAATGACAGCGGAACGGGAACAATTAGAATACAGGAGACCGATACTTCATCTTTTCCAACTAACATTTTCTTCGGAGACGGTTCAGACGGAAATGTAACTATCTCCAGTAACACTACCCTTACAAGGGATATGTATTACAATAATCTTACGATTGCTGATACTTTTACTTTGAATACTGCTAACTTTGATGTCTATGTAATGGGTACCCTTACTCAACAAGGAACGGGAAAATTAGCTAATAACGGTGGTGCAGGAGGAAATGGAGGTAATGCGTCTGGTGCTACTGGTGGTTCTGCGGGTACGGCTGGTTCAGCGGTAGCAGTTGGTACTTCTCCAGCTGGTCAAGATGGCGTAGTTGGTCAGGCAGGCGTTACTCAACCTGCTAATAATGACGGAAGTAATGGTGTGAATGGCACCAACGGCTCAGCGGTCACTAACGCTCTAGGTTCTACTGGGAAGACTGCTAGTGCTAGTGGTGGCGGTGGCTCAGGTTCACAGGGTTCAGGTGGCTCAGCTGGTACTAACGGAACGGGTGGTGCGGTTACTGGTTCAAAGGCTTCTTTAAGAGACCCTATCACTGCTTCAGTTATGAGTGTTCTTGTTTCAGGTACAATGACAGCATTTTCAAACAATGGTCAAAACGGTGGAACTGGAAGCGGTGCAGGAGGCGGAGGAAATACAGCAGTCGGTAAATCAGGTGGCGGAGGTGGTGGAAGCGGCGGAGGAGGTGCAGAGGCTGGCTTTATGGCGGTGTTTGCTAAGAATATCGTTACCGTAGGGACTAACACTTTTTTCCAAGCAAAAGGCGGAGCAGGAGGTAACGGCGGAAATGGTGGCGACGGTCAGACTGGCGGAAACACTGGCGGAGGTGGAGGTGGTGCAGGAGGAACAGGTGGAAATGGAGGTATTATCTGTATAGTTTACAAAACATTAACAGGCACAATGAATACTGATATAACAGCAGGCTCAGTAGGAACAGGTGGGACAGGGGGGAATGGTCAAGGCACTGGTACTAACGGTTCTAATGGTTCAAACGGTACAACTGGGTTTTCTGGTTCTGTATTTGAAATACAATTATAATATGTGGTATAATTATAAATATCCTAACTCATACCAAGAGCGGAACAAAAACAAAAAGGTATGAGAACAATTGGAGAAATAAAAACTGAGATTTTAGTGAGAGCAGGGGCTAATACCTCAGCAGGTTTTTATTCAGATACTATTTTAGATAACTGGATTGATGACGCTCATAAATGGGTAGCAGGAAGAAAGAAGTGGCCAGCAACCGAAGGCAGAAGTTCAACAACCTTTGCCTCTTTATCTACTAACAAAGATAGTTATTTACAAGGACAATATCCCGAAGGGTGGAAGCCAGACTCTATTCGTAGACTTTCTATTGACGGAAAGAAAGTAGAGAAGAAAGATTTTTATAAATTTGCCGAGTACCTAGAAGATAACTCTTCAGCTCAGGATAGGATTTTCACAGACAGATTTAGATATTATTATGTAAACCCTAATATAGATGTTAGTGGTTCTGTTGTAGTTTGGGGACAATATACCCCAGCTACCTTAGACGCTACCGATACAGACGCAACTACGGTATTTTCAGACGGACTAGAGGACTTAAACGAAGCTATTGTGGAGAAGTCTTTAAGCTATGCAAGTAAAAGAGAAAAGGATAAGAACGGCTCTCAGTTGCACGAACAAAACGCTCTAGCTATCATCAAAGAAGCGTGGGACGACATAACTAACGAACAATTCCAGTATCAGGAAATAGGCGGAGATGGAATGTTTGAAAGGTTTGATGTAGTTGAGGGAGGATTTAGGGACGATATAATTAAGAGGGATAGATTTTAGTATGCCATATCAAACACTAGAAGAAGCACAAAACGCATTTGCAGAGATTTCTACCAAAGC